CGGCTCCACGTTGGACATAGCGGGCACATTCGAGATTGCCAACGTGGCGGTGACCGCGAGCGCGGCAGAACTCAACTACAACGACATAACGGCGCTGGGAGCGGCACAGGCATCGAAGGTGCTGTCGCTGGACTCAAGCGGGTTCCTGGACTGGAATGTCAGCTCGGCTCTCACCTCTACGGTAAAGCACTTATCGATCGACCTCATTCTGACCGGCATTGGCGCATCGGTCGACGGTGCGTTCTTCTCCTCCACTACGGAAGTCGCCCTCGGCACCTACGCCAACACCATCAACGGCAAGCTCGACTTCGGTACGGCGGGCAGCGTGACTGGCCTTGGCGGTGTGATCTGCGCGGAACTGGACCTCGGCCCCGGCACGACGTCGGGCTCTTACGCCTGCTTCGAGGCGGAGCTTAACGTTCCGGCGAGCGGAAGTCTGGGGACACGAACGTCGTTCTTCTCGCTCAATGCGTGGGGAGCCAATGTCGCCGAGGTGGACACCAGCGGCTTCCTGTTCGACCTGAACGGGCTTACCGCGGCCAGCGGCAAGCTCTATCGCGCCGGTCTCTCGCAGGTTGTCACGGCCACGGCGCGTCTGCGCTGCCAGGTGGCCGGGGTGACCTATTACGTTCCGCTTTGCGCAAACGAGGCTCTGACAAGCTAATGAACATCACCCGCGAAAACCTGCTTCAGCAGAGGAAGGTTCTGGAGGCTCGACGCCTTGAGGGTCTCCAGATGGTCAACCAGGGCAACGCCCTCGCCAACCAGTGCATCGGCGCCATCGCCATGGTGGACGCGCTTCTCAAGGCGGCGGACGAGAAACCGAAGGACGACGCCATGTCGCTTGAGCAGGTCAAGGAAATGCTCGGGGCGGAAAGTGTCGAACTGGTCGCCAACGGCCACGACGCAGAGGCCCAGCCCGTTGCCTGAGCGCTTCATAAAGCTCACAGGCGTCTGGAACTCCATGAAGCCCTTCGCCAACGTGAATATCAGGACCATCGCAAAGGTCCGGCCGATCAACGCCGATGACGCCACCTTCGATGGCTGCGCCCCCAAGCCTGCCACCATGGTCTATTTCACTAACGCCGGCATGGAGCCCGTCATTGAAACCGAAGAGGCCATCATGGCGCTGATCGAGGAAGCGCAGGCGGAACCTGAGCCTGAACAGGAGCCCGAGCCCAATGGCTGACATGGCCGAAAAGCCAAAAAGGCGCGGCGCCCCAAAGGGCAACCAGAACGCCGTGGGCAACTCCGGCCGCCCGCGCCTCTGGATGGATCCTGAGGCGTTCGCCGCCAAGGTGGACGAGTATTTCGAGATCGCGACCGTCCCCTCGATCGTAGGAATATCGCTGCACCTTGGCTTTTGCGACAAGGACTCATTCTCACAATACGCCAACTACGGCTTTGAGTTTTCCCGTTCAGTACAAAAGGCGCGGCTTCTCATCGAGAAAGACCGCATCGAACGCCTGAACGACAAGGCGCGTTTCAGCCCCGGCACAATCTTCGATCTCAAGAACAACTACGGCTGGGTGGACAAGCAGGAAGTCACGATGACGGTCAATCACGAGGACCGCCTCGACAGAGTGCGGGAGCGCCTGAATGGCAGACGGCCAGAGCAGCAACTCCCTAACTGACCAGGAATACGAAGCCGTCCTTCTGGATGACGAACTGTATTTCGAAGCTTGCCTTCAGATCCGGACCAAGGACCAGGGCCTTCAGCCGCTCAAGCTGAACAACGTCCAGAAGATCGTTCACGCCAAGTGTGAGGAGCAGATAACCCGGACTGGCCGGGTCCGCCTGATCATTCCGAAGGCCCGGCAGATGGGCATTTCAACTTACGTTGGCGCCCGGTTCTACAAGAAGACCAGCACGAATAAAGGCGTGCGCACCCAGATCATCACCCACGAGGATGATGCGACGCAGAACCTCTTCGGGATGGCGAAGCGCTATCACGAGAACTGCCTGCCGGATTTCAGACCGCAGACTTCGGCCTCCAATGCCAACGAGTTGGCCTTCGGCAGGCTGGATAGCGGCTACAAGATCGCCACGGCAGGCGCGAGATCGGCGGGGCGATCCAGCACCATCCAATGTCTGCACGCCTCGGAGTTCGATTTCTGGCCCGATGCGACGGCGGACGAGGTCTGGACTGGCATCACGGAAGCGATTCCGAACGCGGACGACACAGAAGTCATCATCGAGAGCACGGCCAAGGTTCCGGGCGGGCGCTTTCACCGGATCATCAAGGCTGCGCTGGCCGGGGATTCCTCTTACGAGGTCCTGTTCCTGCCGTGGTTCTGGCACGAGGAGTATGTTGCAACCCCGCCGGAAGGCTGGGAGCCGCCGCCCGCCTTCAAGGAATACGGCACCCTTCACGGCCTGAGCGTCGAAAGGCTCTATTGGGCCTGGCTGAAGAACCGCGATGCCGCGATGACGCACGGCGCATCGCCCGACGAGTTCACGCCGGACTTCAAGACCGAATATCCGGCCACGGTAGAGGAAGCCTTCGAGGTCGCGGGCGACGATTTCATCCGCGTTTTCCCGCGCGCTTGGGTCAAGGCAGCGCAGGCTCGCTGGATCGCCAACCGCGAGAAAGAGCGCCGGCCGATGAGTGCGCTGGGTATAGACCCGGCGCAGGGCGGCGGCGACAAGAGCGCCTTCGCTCCATGGCATGGGCCGAGGCTGGAGCAGATCAAGGCGGTTCCCGGAGTTGCAACGCCTGATGGCCCGGCCGTTGCGGCAATCGCCCTGACGCTGTGTCGGGACGGCGCAACGCTTGGGATCGATGTGACAGGTGGCCATGGCGGAGACGCCTACACTCACTGTCACAAGCACCTTCAGATGCCGACCGTGGCGGTCAATTTCAGCCACGCCACGACGCGCAAGACCAAGGATGGCCGCGAACTCTACGGGATGCGGGACGAGCTTCACTGGGATCTGCGCGAGGGCCTGAATCCGGAAAGCGGCGAGAACCTGGAGCTGCCGCCCGATACCGAGCTTGAAGAAGAAATGCTGGTGCTCACGTTCGAGCCGAAGCCCGGCGGGATCAAGATCATCGCCAAGGACGTGGTCCGCGTGATCCTGAAGCGCTCGCCGGACAAGCTGGACGCCGCCATCGTCGGCTACAGGGCGATGAAGATGATCCCGAAGCTGGAAGACATGCCCGAGCGGGTAAGGCGCAAAATGGAAGCCCAGCGCAAGCGGCGCCACGATGTGTTCGACAGCATATGATTTCCCGTGAATCCGCCTTCGAATATGGTAGGCTGGGCCGGGCAAATCAGGAGTGGTTCAAGGTGAGCGAGCCGAAAACCTCTATGCTGGACGCGATCCGCCAGCTTTGTGCGACGTTCCAGTCTACCGACATTGCTCCGCCATCCACGATGATGATGCAGTCGGAATCGGACTTCTAGCGCCTTGCGTACGCACTTGCAAAAGAGGCGGGCACGCACGGGTGGGTCGTTGATCTGCCGAAGAAGCCGGAGCAGACAGGCGTGATCCAGTTTCACGGCATCTTGTTCCTCAATCCGCGAGTCTGGACCGAGGGCAGGAAACAGCCACTCGTTGCGCCAATTGTGCAGCAAAAGCTGAGCGAGGCCTTTGATCGCCTCATGCGCACTGGATCAACCGAATACCTGCCCATCTGGACCACTCGTGTCGCAGTCCCAGATGAAACCTTCTATCGCTGGAGCGTGGCGACTAAAGCGTCGCCCGACCCCATCCACAACGCTATCAGGAAGATGAAGTGAGCGAACCAATCGCAGACAGCTTCTACAAAGGCGAACGCAAGGAGCGTCAGGGCGAGCCTGCGCATCTGACAGGATTGCGAGATGCATTCCCCGGCGTGTGGGTTCGGGAGGATGGCGCATTTCGCAGTGATGAATTCGGTGTCGCGTGGTCGCCCGGCAATGTGGAGGGCATCTCCGGAGCGCCCAATGAAGTTGCCCGCGGGGGGCTAGTGAGATTCTTCGGGATGCAAAACTATCGTGGCAGCCCAATGCCGGAACTTAAATTGACACAACTGCGGGCGCTGACCGAATACGTCGCGGCGGAAAGCCGAGTTGCGCCTCGCCCCTCCTGACCTAGCCTCAGTCCAGCACATCTGCCGCAACCTTCGGGAGCGCGACCGGCTGGAGATAGAGGCCGGGGAACTAGACCCCGATCCTGACGCTCTTGCCCACCGCCTCATATCGGCGTGGCGATACTGTGGGGCCTTCGGGCAGGTGGTTGGAACGGACGAGCCTATCGGAGTCCTGATCCTGTTGTGGGCCAGCCCGCGGACAGCGAGCGCAGGGTTCATCGCAACTGACCGCTGGCGCGAAGTCGTCAGGCCGTTCAGCCGCCACGTCAAATACACCGTCCTGCCAAAGCTCGTGCGCGAAGGCGTGCGCCGGGCCGAGGCAAGGGCATGGAAAGACCACCACGACAGCCGCCGCTGGCTCGAGTGGATCGGCTTCTCCGAAGAGTGCCAGATTCCCCAATGGGGGAAGAACGGCGAGACATTCATCCAGTATGGAATTGTCCCTGATGTGCATCGGATCATCCAAGGCCGCGAAGCAACCAGCGGCAGCTGCGGCCCCGCCGAGACCGCCATCGATCATCGACACCAGCCAAGCGGCGCAGGCTGAATCCGCCATGCGACGCAAGCGTTCGGGCTACGCCAGCCTGTTCAAGACCGGATCGAGGCTGGGGGATATGTCCGCGCCTAACCTGAGCGTCAAGCAGCTATTGGGCGCCTGAGCGATGGCCCTTGACGGGAAAGCGGTTGTCGAGCGCTTCGACAGCCTCAAGATCCTGCGCTCCAATTACGAGCAGACCTGGGTGGACATCGCCCGGCTGCTGCGTCCGATCGGCAAGGGGTTCACCTCCTCCAAGACCGAGGGCGAGCGCAAGCACACGCAGATTTACGACTCCTCGCCCCTGATGGCGCTGGAGCATTTCAAGGCAGGGCTGTTTTCGGCGGTGACCCCGCCCGGATCGCGCTGGTTCGAGCTTCAGCATGTCGACGATGACATGAACGAATACGGGCCAGTGAAGGAATACCTCGATATTGTCAACAACCGGACCTGGAAGTCCTTCGGACCCGGCGTCTCGGCGTTCTACAACCAGGTCACAGCCGTCTATGGCGATCTCGGCGCCTTCGGGACCGGCATTCTCTACTCGACGGAAATCTTCGGGAAGCAGAGGTTCCTCGACCGCGCGAGGGCGCTGCACGAATGCTGGATCGACACCAACGAGGCGGATGACGTCGACACCCTGTTCCGCCGCTTCGAACTGACATCTCGGGCGATTGCCGACAAGTCGAGGGCTCAAGACCCGCAGGACCGCTGGAATGTGCCGGCGAAGATACTGACCGAGGCGGAGAAATCCCCCTCCTCGAAGCACTACATCATCCACGCCTGCTATCCCGACTACGGGCGTAACGACGAATACGGCAAGGGCTTCCGCGAGTGCTACGTTCTCGAGGAAGAAAAGCACATCCTCGCCGAGAACGGGTATTACGAGTTCCCGTACATGACCCCGCGCTGGGATGTGGCTGCGGGAGAACGATATGGGCGCGGCCCCGGCCATGTGGCGCTGTCGGACATCAAGTCGCTGAACATCGCTCGACGCTCCAACCTCAACATGATGGACCGGGCTGCAAGGCCTACGATCCTTGCCCACAAGGAGAACGACGTCGGCGGCGGGATTGCGCCCTATCCGGGCGAGATCGTCTACGGGGCCATCAATGCGGATGGCAAGCGCCTGGTTGTTCCGATGGAGGAGGGCAAGAACCCGGGTGTTGCACTGGAGATGGAAGAGCGCATCGCCAATTCGATCAAGGACGCCTTCTATTTCTCGCTGATGCAGATCGTCGGCTCAACCGACATGACGGCGACCGAGTTCCTTGGCCGGGACGATGAGCGGCAAAGACTGCTGGGCCCCTATCTAGGCCGCCTTGAAAGCGAGTTCCTGTCGTCTGCGGTGATGCGTCGGGTCGGAATGCTGGAGCGCGCGGGCCAGCTGCCGCCGATGCCGGATGAAATGCAGGATTATCCGGGCGGATTGGCCGTTCGCTATGTCTCGCCCCTGGCGAGGCTCCAGCGCAAGTCCGATGCGGAGGGGGCCAATAGGGTCATTGTCTCGCTGCTGGGTCTGGCGCAGGCGCGGCCGGACATCATGGATCGGATCGATGTCGACGCCGCTGCGGAGATAATCGCGGACGGGTTCGGCTCGCGTGGCATTCTCAATTCCCGCGATACCGCTCAGCAGATCAGGGACCAACGCGAGCAGCAACAGCAGATCGCGGCCATGGCTGAAATGGCGCCTGGCGTTGCCCGCGGCATCAGGGATGTGGCCGATGCATCCACCAAGCTCCCGCCCGCATTGATGGGCCTGCCGGCGCCGGCCAATGCCGCCTGACGCCAAACCGGCCCGGCAGATAGCGGGCGAGCTGCTGATAGACATATTCGGGCCTGACGCCGAGGCCGCGCATCTTGCGATCCTCCAGCTTGGGGAGCCGGGGATGCGAGCGATCGAAGCCTATGCCGGCGTCTTCCGGCCGGCCCCGATGGGCGAACTCGGGCAACGAACCGAGGGCCGCCGCGAAGTGTTCTTCTGGTTGCGTGCGCTGCGGACCCTCGATCCCGGCGAACTGAAACAACTCATGCCAAAAGGAGATGACGATGACGCCAGCTGATGGCGAACAACCCGGCGAGGCTGCGGTAGGTGAGGTCAAGGACCCGCCCGCCAGCGCCGCCGCCGCTCTCAACGAAGCCCCATGGTACGGCGCGCTGCCAGAGACCAATGATGACGAGAAGGGCTTCAAGCAGTGGGTCGAGAACAAGAAGTTCTCAGATCCGATTGTGGCCCTCAAGGCTCAGCGCGATCTTGAGAAGCATGTCGGCGCCAATCGGGTTGCCCTGCCGAAAGACGGCGACGACTTCACCCAGTGGGAAGGCCACGACAAGCTCGGCATTCCCAAGGAGGCCAAGGACTACAAGATCGACCGGCCTCAGCTTCCCGAGGGGATGACCTGGGACGAGGGTTTCGAGAACACCGTCAAGGACGCCGCGGCCAAGCTGCGCATCCATCCGACCCAGCTCAAGGGTCTGGTCGACGTCTACAGCCAGGCGCAGATCGCCCAGCACAATTCGCTGAAGGAGCATCAGGCCGAGGAGGCTGGCAAGCTTCAGGAACTGTTCAAGGAATGGGGCGCCGAGAAGGGCCAGAACGTCGATTTTGCCAAGCGCGGGGCCAAGTTCCTCGGGTGGACTGACGAGGAGGTCGCCGCAGTCGAAAGCGTCGAGGGCGGCAGGAAGTTGATGACAGCCCTCAACAAGCTGGGTCGCAAGGTCAAGGAGGGCTCGTCTGTCGACGGTGATGGCTCGCCCGTAATCGGAGTCGAGGCGGCCAAGGCCGCGATCCAGCGCTTTAATGATCGCATCGCCAAAGGCGAGACCCTGACCAAAGAGGAAATGGCGCAGCGGTCTTCGCTCTACAAGCAGGTCCACGGCTGAGGCGCTGACAGATGAAAGACGAATATCAGGTCAGGGTCGAGGCCTTGAACCTTACCTTCAAGATGGCTGGTCTGAGCAATGAGGCGCGCACACGAGAGGCGCACAAGCTCGAACTGTACATCCTCAACGGATACTCCGGGCAAGCCCCGGCTGCGCCACAAGCGCCGCCAGAGGCCCCGGCGACAGAGGGGAAAGCCCCTCCGCAACGCCGCACGAAACGCGGAAGTGAGGCTCCGGCGCCGTCCGGGGAAGCCAGCGACAAAAGAAAAGGAGAAATCGACCCGGCTGATGAGGGGCGCCCGTCAACGCGCGTCTCCGGAGCCTTGGTCCAATGAAGGAATAAGGCCACATGGCCGCAGAAATCGAAGAGAGCTGGAAGTACGAGTACTCGGATAACATCCGCCTCACGCTCCAGCAGAAGAGCCCGAAGATCGCCAACTCTGGCGCCATTCGGGTTGAGTCCGCTTCAGGCGAAGGTTTTCGCCCGGAGATGACGGTTGGCGAGGCCTCCGTTCAGGAGCGCACCGCTCGCCTTGAAGCCCGCACGCCGCAGGAACTCGGGGTCAACGGCCGCTGGCTGTCGCCCCGCGACTATGACTGCGGACCCTATCCGGAAGACCAGCTCGACAAGATCCGGAACGGCATCCAGCTGCAGGGGACGTTCGTGAAGTCCTCGGTGGCGGCGATCAACCGTCACAAGGACAGGATCGTGCTTAACGCTATGTTCGGGTCGGCATCGACCGGCAAGAACGGCACCGGCACGGCCGCGACCTTCGACACCTCCAATATGCGGGTGGCGTCGGGATCGGCCAACATGACGGTCGGCAAGCTTCTCGAAGCCAAAGAGAAGCTGATGAAATACGAGAACGACCTCGATGAGGAAACGCCACACGTCGCGATGACGGAAAAGCAGTGGCGGTCAGTCATGACCGACATGAAAGTCATCTCCGGCGACTTCAACGACGACAAGCCCCTCAAAAAGGCAGTGGTCGAGGAGTACTGCGGGTTCATCTTCCACATCGTCTCGTCGCAACGCTTGACCGACGTGGTTTCGTCCGAGCGCCGCTGCCCGTTCTGGATGCCCTCGGGCCTGTATCTTGGGATGTGGGACAACCTTGAGTCCGACATCTACCACGACAAGCAGTACCGCGGCAAAACGTGGATGGTCTATTCCTGCTACTCGATGGCCGCGACCCGGCTGGACGAGAAGAAGGTCGGCGAAATTCTTTGCGCTGAATCGTAATAGGAGCACGCACACATGGCTACTTCTTCTTCGAGTGCGGCTCTGGTCGCACTGGATGCCGGCACGCCCGCGCGTGACCCCATCCTCTACAAGGCCAAATGCGCCCTGATCGTGGGAACCTACGAGAAGGTCGCCGGCAACACTGATACCGACTACATCCTGCTCTGCAGGGTGCATCGCGACTGGTCTGTTGTCAGCATCAAGCTGAACAACGACACCCTCACCAGCCTCACGGATGTCAATATCGGCCTCGTCGCCGATGCTCCGGTTGGCAATGGGGTGACCGACGTCGACGAAAACGTCTATGCCGACGCCGTGGATATTTCCTCGGCTGTGGCATGGGCGGAACAGGCGTTCGAAGCCCGTGATCTTGCCAAGATGGGCCAGTACGTCTGGCAGGACGCCGGCGCCGCAACTCGGGAAGCTGCGGCGGAGTGGTATCGCATCGCGATCCACCTCGCGGCTGCTTCGACCGCGACCGGCACGATCTCGTGGCGCATCGAGATCGCGCTTCCGGGCTGAACCACGACCCAACGTGGCAAACTGGGCGGGAGGCTTCGGTCTCCCGCCCGCATCTTTTCGAGGTAACACATGGCTACCAGCACAACGCTCACGATCAACACGCGGGCGGACCAGGCTATGCAGGCGTCGACGGCTGCGACCGATGCGGGTTCCGCCGCAGAAGGCACAGTCGAGGTCATCTATGACGATGATGCGACCCAGACCGAAATCCTCAAGGCGCTGGAGGACGCGAAGCACTACGTGATCCAGAACGTCGCCAAGCCCTGAGGGCCTGACCCATGGTCATGCAGGCCCCTGCGACCACCACGGACCTCGCCAATCTCGCGCTCGATCTCTGCGAAGAGAACAATGCGCTGCTGGACGTGGAATCCGACACGACCGCAGCAGGCAAGGCGATCCGCCGCGCCTTCTGGGCGTGCTGGGACGAGACGCTGAGAGCAGCGCCGTGGAACTGCGCGCGTAAGCGCATAAGCATAGCAGCCCTCGCTGAGGAGCCCTCATGGGGCTATGATTTCTATTACGGGCTCCCCGGCGATTACATGAACATGCAGGAGATCGACGGGCTTACCGAAGGCGAGCAGTGGGCGATCGAGGAGACGACCGCTGGGGCCAAGGCCATTGCCATCGATCTCGCAGCCCCGCTCTACATCACCTACACCTACCAGCTCCGTGACATCGCCAAGGCTGATGCGCTGTTCAAGAGCGCATTCGTTGCGCGTCTTGGCGCAGCCATTGCCCCGCCTGTGACCAAGGATCAGAAGATCGAGAAGAAGTGCTGGGACATTTACCGCGCCCTGATTGGTGAGGCCATGGGCGCAGACAGCAGGGAGGGATCAAGAAGGCCGACACCGGATTCGGCCGTCGTGAGCGAACGTGACTAGCCCGACCAAGATCCCCCAGCTTGCGTTCAACGGCGGCGAGATCAGTCCTGAGCTTCAGGGCCGCATCGATCTTGCCAAGTACGGGACCGGCGTCAATTACGCGCTCAATTTCATTCTCCGCGACTATGGCGGCATGGAGCGGAGGCCTGGTCTTGGTTATGTGGCTTCGGCCAAGAATGCGAGCGAAGGCGGGCGGCTTTTCCCCTTCATCTTCAACGACCAGCAGTCCTACGTTGTCGAGATGGGCGATCAATACGCCCGCTTCTACATGCTGGGCGGGTCGATATACGCGACGACGCCGAGGCTGTTCCTGACGACGCTGGCCGGCGACAGGCTCCTGACGCTCTCGGGCGATCCTCTCGTCAGCCTGCATCTCGATCCGACTGCCGCGCCTTACGAGATCGCCACCCCGTTCCTGTTCGCCGATCTCTGGCGCATCCAGTATGCGCAATCGGCCGACGTGATGTGGCTAACCCACCAGAACTATCAGATCCAGACATTGACCCGGTCAGCTCACTCAAGCTGGACGATGGCCGACTGGACAAGCGATACCGGCCCGTTCCTCGATCCGAACATCACGACGACCACACTGGCGCCCTCCGCCGTTACTGTGGGCGCATCGATCACGCTGACGGCCTCGGCCGCACTCTTTGCCTCCGGCCATGTCGGCGCGCTGTTCCGCATCGGGGAGGACGACACCAACGGCTATTCGATGTGGGAGCCCGCCAAGGTCTACGGGGCCGCGGCAGTCGTTCGCTATGGCAACAACGTCTATTCCACCTCGGCAGGGGGAACTTCCGGGGCGGTTGCTCCCGTACATGACAACGGAACCCGCTATGACGGGCAGATCGGAACCGCCTGCCAGTGGACTTTCCTTCATGCCGGCTATGGCGTTGTTCGGATCACCAATGTCGCCAGCAACCTTTCTGCGACCGCAACCGTGCTCTCTCGTCTTCCGTCAACTACTGCGGTTGTAAACTGGCGGGAAGGAGCGTTCTCGGATTATCGCGGCTGGCCGGCGGCGGTTGCGCTCTCGGCCGAGCGGCTTTGGTATGCAGCGACCCCGCATCAGCCCCAGACCGTCTGGGGCTCGCGTGTCGGGGCGTTCGATGATTTCACGCCGGGGGCAAATGCCGACGATGCGGTGACATTCACCATTGTTGCCCGGGAGGCCAATCCGATCCGGACCATAGCCGAGCGGAAGGGGCTTTATCTCGCCACGTCCCGGAGGGTCTATCGGGTAACCGGAACAGGCGGCGGGCCGATCAAGCCGGACGATATCGTGGTGACCCCGATGACGTCGCGGGGCTCCAGCGGGGTTCAGCCGGTAGATGTCGATCGCGCGCTCCTGATCGTCGACCAGTCTGGAAAGCGGGTGCAGGAACTGGGCTATCAGGTCGAGGCGGATGACGATGCCGCCCGCAACCTCAACAAACTCGCGACGCACATCCTGAGACAGGGGCGCTAGATGGCCGAGTATTGCTACTGGGTCGGCGAGCCTGGCGGCGTCGAAGGCAGCTATATCTGCATCGGCATCGACGAGATCGTCATTCCGCCGGAGCTTCCGGACGAGGGCGAGACCGATCCTGACGCAGAAATCACGCTGCCGGATGGAACGTCTGTTGCTGCTACGGCTACGGCCCCGCCACTGGTCGGGCTCAAGGAGATGGCCTGGCATGGCGAGCCCTGGAACACGCTCTGGGGCGTAAGGACGGACGGGCTTCTCGTAGGCATGACCTACGACAAGGACGAGGATGTCTGGGGCTGGCACCGCCATCCGATGAACAACGGGGCGGTGATCTCCGCCTGTGTGATCCCATCCTCCTCCGACGAGCAGAACGAGTGCTGGGTGATGGTGAGGCGGACCATAAACTCGGCGACCAAGCATTACATCGAGCGGATGACGGCCCGCATCCAACCGGAGGATGAGAACGACAAGGACAGGTACAACTTCCTCGATTCCTCGATTGCCTATTCAGGCTCTGCGGTCACGAGTTTCACCGGGGCAGCGCACCTTGCCGGACAGTCCTGTCGGGTATGGGGAGACGGGGTAGACCTCGGCGATGTGACGGTCAGCGCTCTGGGAGCGTTCACGATTCCGGTTGCTTCAGCCAAGGTGGTGATCGGCATTCAGACCGATGCGACGATGATCTCGCTGCCGACTGCACGGCTCTCGACCGAGCGGCAGATTGTCTCGGAAGTGATCGTCCGGTTCTTCGAAACGCTGGGCGGCAAGGCCGGCAATCTCAACGGGCAGATGGACACGCTCCAGTTCCGGACGCCGGGGACGCCGATGGATGACAGCCCGCCGCTCTGGGATGGCGACATGAAGGTGAAGGTCGGCGGCAAGCATGACGATGTCGGTGTCTACACCATAACGCAGGATACCGCCGGCCCGATGACCATCCTCGCCACCTTCCCATCGTATAAGGCGGCGTAAGCGGTGTGTGATCCTGTTACAATTGCAACGACAGCCATGGTGGCGTCCACCGCGGTAAGCGCCGTCAGCAGCATCTCACGCGGCAATGCTGAAAAGCGCCTCGCATATTCACAGGCCTCATCCGATGAGGAGCAGGGCCGCAACGAACTCATGTCCGCATCCGAGCGCGCCCAGCGTATCCGGATGCAGGGGCAGAGGTTCCTCGCCGAGCAGAGGCTTCAATACGCCTCCAGCGGCGTCGAGGGCGGGTCCGGCTCGGCTTTGGAAGTCGGCTCTGCCGATGCGGCTGAAATCGAACTCGATGCGCTCACCGAACTCTATGGCGGGCAAAGCAGGAATGCAGCCTTGAGGAAACAGGCGGAGCTGACGCGTAAATCCGGCAAGGCCGCACAGACAGCAGGCTATATCGGCGCTGCTTCGTCGGTACTCAAGACAGCTTCCAGTTGGGCCAGTCTTGGCGGTGGAGGCGGCGGGGACAAGCTCGGATCGACCGGCGGGCACACCAGCGGTCGGCAAAGTGGCGGAACCAGCAATACGAGACGGACCTAGCTGAATGGTCGACCGCTACAAGCCATCCCTCGGCGTTCCCGTGGCGCCGGTCGCGAGACCGCGCGAATCCGGGCAGGCGCAGATCGCCGAAGCGGTTGGAGGGCTTGCCAATCAGGCGCTGGGGATCGCCCAGAAAAAGCTGGAGGAGCGCACCGCCAGTCTTGAGGCCGCATCGCTCAATTCGGCCCGCATCGAACTTGAAAAGCGCGGCGGGGAAATGGCGCTGGAGCTTCAGAAGGACCGCATCGCCGGCACCGACTATGTGAAAGACCTCGAAAAGGCGCGCACATCGCTGAAGGACGAGGTGTGGGGCAAACTCCCCGGCCGGGTGCAGAACTCTGCCCGCGCCCGCATGGCGTTCGACGATATCTGGACCTCGGACCAGATCCAGGCAACCCGGTCTGCAACCGCATGGCAGGCAGGGCAGGAGAAGAACTTTTCTATCCGGTCGCTGAACGACTTTCTGACCGTGTCGTCAGCGCGCCTGGAGGCCAATCCGGACGGCATGAAGGCCGAACTGGAGGCGTGGTCGGCGGAAGTTCCCAAGCAGGCGGGGCTCGTCGATGCCGAGACATTGGCCGAAGCCCGGACCAAAGGCGTGCAGGCCATTCTGCAGGGAACCGTGCGCGGTCTCGCCAAGCAGGCCCGGTTCGATGAAGCCAACAAGCTGCTGGCGGATGCCGCGGCTCAGCTCGATCCCGTCCAGCGCAAGGCATTCGAGGCGGTGATCGAGGACGCCAAGAACGATATCGAGCGCGAGAAGAACCGGCAGGAAGTCGAGCTGAACAAGACCCAGCGGCTGAATGCCAACCGGATGGAGATCGACATCCTCGACGGCAAGGCCGGACGCCGTCAGATCGATGCAGGCGTCGAGAGCGGTGACATATCGGAAAACGACGCTCCAACCCTGATCCGGGCGCACCGGGCCGAGCAAGACCGGCTGGAGCGTGAAGCCAAGTTGAGCGACGCCTACAAGGCCGAGTGGGCGGACTGGAGCCTCGACGCCCAGCAACAGCTTTCAACCATGCCGGGCTCGATCTGGGTAAGCGACATCGAGGAATGGCCGCCGCAGGCAAAGCAGCTCTACGACAACATGGACCGCGATCGCCAAAGGGCCGTGCGCCAGAAACAGCTCGACATGCGCGAAAAGGGCCAGACGCAGGACACCGCCATGGGCGTCTACAGGGATCTGGTCGGACGCGCCAAGCGTCTTGTTCCGGACTGGAAGCTCACCACTGAATCCGTGATGGGCGAAGGCGAGGGACTGGAATTCTCCGGTCGTCTTTTCAATCTCGCCAAACGCTACGCCGCTGAAAATCCGGACAAGGCGATACCGGAGAAGGACGCCCGCGAGATTGTCGCTCGCGCGCTCAACGCCCAAAGCCCGCCGAAGCCCGGCATGTTCGGAACCGATGGCTATCCGTTGCCGCCCGACCTGATCCTGAAAGACATGACCTCCAGATACGCCAAGGACGTCGATATGGACCTGCTGGGCCGGGTGAACTCTCAACTTGCGGCCCGACTCGGCCGCCCGCCGACGCAGGCCGAACTCACCGCTGCCTACGACAAGGTACAGGCGCAGTAGATGCCCCCGCCCCGCACCCCCCTCAGCCGGTCCATAGCGGACCTCGGCGAAGAAGCGGCGATGGACCGCGTCAACCGGGAGAACGAGGACCGGCTGTCCCGCGCCATGGCGAACGGGATCAAGCCGAAGCCTGTTCCTGAACTCGATGCCGCCAGCCGTCGTCTTGATGAGATGGGCAAGCTTCCCGGCTGGCCCAACAGGGATCAGGCAGACGAGAGTTTCCGGCGCGTCGAAGGATACACGCGCCCATTCGATGCGGACGAGAGCGACCCACGCCGCGCCTACCGATCGCTTGGCCCGTCGCCGGAACTGACGCGGGCGGACATCGAAGGCGAGCCGGGAATCGACACTGCAGATGGCGTAGGCGGTCCGCAGGAAGCCCTCAGCGAGGCCGACATCATCGAGCTTCGCAAGTTCCGGGATGACCGCAAGACCAGCCAGGATCAGGCGGCTACACGCTCGATGCTGCTGGAAGGGATCAACCCCGATCAGGCAGCGGAAGACGAAGGCCTTGCTAGCCGGGCAGGCGTCCAGCCGGTGCAGGTCGAACACGACCGGGAGAGCTTCAGGGCCGCAGAGCGGGCCAAGGAAATCGACGCGCTGGCGTTCCGGGCGCCGAAGGTCAAATCGTGGATCAGCGATCCGGCTAATTTCCGGGTAGCGCATGACGATACCGAGCACCTGGAATGGTGGGAAACGGTAGGCCAGAAACTTGCCGCCGTCGCCCAACTGACCGACATTGTGGGCAAGTCACCCGGCGCCGCGGTCGAACACCTTGGAACGCCCGAAGGCCAGAAGGCTGCCGGCGAGATCGTGCGCGGCACGCCCGGCGCGCTCCAGTCCGGCTACCACACCGTTCTCAGCGGCGCCTACGGGCTTCCGCGCGCAGCCTTCGAGCTGAATGAATCCTTCGCCCGCTGGATGGCTG